TTCACGTAAGCGAACAAGCTCCTGATAAGAATGTAGGTGCTCATTCAGATTATGTAGAAGCAATACCAGACCATATGTTATTAGTGCCTTTAAAATATAATACAAAGTTACACATTGAAGTAGAAGCGAAAGCAAAAGAAGCTGCTATTAAACATCTTATGAAAAATTACAAACAAATGTTTTAAAATAAAAAAATAATATCGTATATATAATATATACAATATTATGTGTGACTGTTTATTCAAACCGAAAATATTAGATTATAACCCTAAATTCATTGGAAAAACTTTTTATGGACAAATAACAGATATATTAGATGGTGCAACCGTTTTAATTAATTTTTGTGTAGGAGATGAATGCTTTACTATTAGGTGTGTTTTAAATAAATGTGAAAGATTTTCTTATAATTATGTAGCAAAACAACAAGGATATATAAAAAGAAAATCAATTAGTAAAAAAGAACCATTAAGTTCTTACGATTGTAGTAATAGTGATTATTATGCAAAAACTACAAATATGTTTGTTTCTGTGTTAAAAAATTCTCATTATTTTTCTTTAGAAGTAGCTGATTTAAAAAAAATTAATAAAGATCTTAAACATGACCCTATTCAATGTAACTTTAATATAGTCGGATATAATAACGACCATTATATTATTTATTTATATCATCGGTCAAATGTTAGAAATTCTATAAATGATTTAATGCTTGAACGTATCTTTTAATTTTTTATTAATTATTTTAATAAAAAATTTAAGCCATTGGAATAAAATTCCAATTAAGGATATTACAACATTTTTGATAAATTTCATCGTGTTCTCTTAAACGAGTTGGAGTTTTAAGATAATTTAAGTCTTCATGAGGAACCTTTACCTTTTGTTTTAAAAGAAGTTGTCTTAGAACATAATGACTATTGAGAAAGTTATCTCTAGTAATGTTAGTTTCTTGTTTATTAAGAAGGACACAAAAAGCATCGACTAAAGAATCAAAATCTTCATATAATTGTTTTTCGTATTGAGAAATACAAGGACAATCTTTTCCAGTAATTTTACTATAAATTAATTGGATGTCTTCGTAGTGATTAGAGTGATTAGTGGCTTTAAGAAATTCACGAATATGAGATTTTTTAAGTTTTTTATAACGGTCTAATGGATTGTCGTATTTTTTGTCACAAAGTCCTTCTTTTTCAATAAATTTATAAAGATCATCGTAAACTTTGTCAGGAATATATTTGTTTTGTTTACCTTGAAATTGATTAATAGTGTCTCTAAAGTGACAACGTTTTAAATATGTAAATTCTTTATGAACGTTTATACGAGTAGAGTCGTCATAAGTAGAATTAGGTTCAGTTATAATAAGTTCGTTTTCAACATAGCCGCATTCAGAACAAATATTGTCTGACATAAGTTGATTACAATTTTTACAAAAAGAAGAGTTGAAGGTTTGATTAAATATATTTTCATTTTTCTTTTTCTTTTTATTTTCGTCAATCAAATCTTTAAAAATATCGTTTAAAATAGTTTCAGGAAACATTTGTTTAATAGTATAAGTAAATTGTTCGATTAAATCTAAAAGTTCTTCATTTTTATCTGATTTCTTTTTTCCCATAAAAGAATTTTTTATTGGAGTTTGAATTAATTTTTTATATTGTTCGATAATTTGTGTTATGTTTACTTGATAAAATGACTCTTGATATTGAATAAATGCAATATGTCCGTTAATTTTTTTAATCTCTTTAATATTATCTTTAAATTCTTTGTATGACAGTTGTTTATTCAAATTTTTATCAGTAGTTTTAATTTGATTTAAAACAAATTGTTTATCTTCTTCTAAAATACCATATAAATCAAATGACGAATAACAAGATAGTGCAAGATTTTGACATTGTTGTTCGTATATAGGTATTTTAGCCTTTTCTTGTTTGATATATGTTATAATTTTATTATGATAATATATCAAATCTTCATTTTCATTTAATTTAAACATTCCTTAAATGAAAATGACAATATCTTTTAAATTATACTTTAAAAAAATTCAAACTTGTGTCTTGGCACAACAGTTGACTTAAATGGTGATGAAAGAAAATCAAAACTTCCTGATTTAACACGCATTACTACAATAAATAAAAATAATAATATTGCTAATATAATAGCAATAACTCCTCCTGCACCAATTTTATAAGTAAACATACGAATACGGTTCATAATAGTACCTCCAAATGTCTTTCCTCCGTATACACGATCGATTAGAGGAATATTTTTTAATTGTTCTGGTGTAAGATTTTCGCCACTAGCACGTCCCCCTATTCTAGTGTCTGGGATATTTCTAATATAGTGTGTCATTCTTTGATGGCTATGCATTTTATTTTTATTTATTAAAAAAGATAAAATTTTTTAAATCATATCTTTTATATCTTTAAAAAAATTTACTATTTCTTCATAATATATTAATTTTTCTAAATTATCAGTTCTTACCCTTGAAAATAAATTATAAACATCTGTCATTTTACTTGTCCCTTTATTTGTTATCATTAAATTACTTAATTTATCAATCCTTTCTGTATATTTTGCACTAAGCTGTCTACTTGAAAATGTATTGATATCTTTATATACTTTATTTAATATTGGTGTTATACGATTTATCTCTACATCAACTCCACTTAATATTTTATTTGTAAATAACTGTTCAAAATTTAATATATCTCTATCTAACGACGATGCCATCTTATAAAATGTTTCTAACTCTATTACAAAATATACTCCAGTACTTACAAATGGATTTGTAAAAATATAACTTTCTACTGCATCATGTCTATTAATAACTGTCATATAAGTTTTTTGTACAATTGCCATCTTATATATACCATCTTTTACTACTTTAACAAAACGATTCATCATGTTTTCTGTTCGTTTTCTAATTTCTTGTTCGTATGATACTGTATGAAAATTATTTTCTTCATCTTCTTCTTCAATTGTTAAATTAACTTGTGGATAATTTTTAATACTATTATCAGACTTAATATTAAATTTTGAAGGAATATATAATAAAAATTCTACTCCTGTATTTAAATACATTAGTAATAAAAATACAGTACGATTATCGTATGTAAATATGCCATTTACTGAAATTTTTGTCTTTTGTAAAAAACTTAATAAATTAGATAACTCAAAAACCTCTTCTTCCTCTTCTTCTTCTTTATGTTCATCGTTGTATTGGTCAGACATTTTTTAACAAAATATTTATCACTTTAAATTTAAGATATTTTTTTAAAAGGTTAAATATTTTATATTATATTTTAAAAAAGAATGTCTGTCGTTGATAATATGCGTGTCTCTCCTCAAAAACGTGAAGTTGGTGAAAAAATCGACTCTCTTCCCACCGACGAACAATATGATAAAAATCCTCAAGAATTAGAGTTAATTAACTCTATTTTTCTCCCTAAAGAACCTGCTTTATTTGGCATGAGTAAAGAACTTAGAGCTGCTCTATTTGCAGGCATTGTCTATGTTATTTTAACTACTCCTTATATCTATCAATATATTGAACGTTGTACTTCTAATAAAACTATTTTAAACCTTATTGTTATCTCTATTGTTGTTATATCAACATATCTGTTTAATAGATTTTATTAAACGGTCTTTTTCAGATCTTTTATACTTAATTTCTAATTTATATTTTATAATATAGTTTATATCTATTTTATCATACTTAAAATTTTGAAATGTAATATTATGTTCTTCTTCGTCTATAACTTTATTTAATAACATTTTCGAGTGTATTAATTCAGTCATATACTTTTTTATTATTATAAAAAAAAATAAAAAAGTTTTAAGAATTTTATTATATATATTATATGGAATATACAAATTTTGGAATGTATGCTATTAAAGTCTTATTATCCAACTCGTCTAAATCTACTTTAGACGAAAAAAATCTCGAAACAATATCTAACCTTAAATTCATCGGCACTATACAACCCGGCGAACGAATTGATAGTAAGACTCTTCAAGTCGAACACCCTGGTATCTTTACCTCTATTAAACGTTTTCTCACTGGCGAAAGCAGAACTGCTCTCTACGAATTTGTCACCATTACTATTCATAGAATTTTTGAAATTATCAACGCCAAATGCAACTCTGAAAGCATCTCTGACAAATATATGTGCAAAAATATGATTAATGATTTAATAAACTCTATCATAGGTCTTAAAAATATTCAAAAAACATATGAAAAAGATAAAAAATTTTATTGTGAAATTGACACTCTTATTGAATCTGTTCGTGCAAAACTTACTGAGCTTGAAATTAAACATTCTGATATCTTTACTCTTGATACTGTTAAAGATGAAAATCAAAAAGAACTTATAAAAAATAACGAAACTCCGAAAAATAAAAATAAATAATTTCTTTTTATATTTTTAAAATGAACTTAAGATATTATAAACGCGAAGAAGAAAAAAAAGGTATGAGTGTCGGTTTAATTGTAGTTATTATACTTGTTTTATTATTTTTTATTATAGCTGGAATATCCACTAAAAATCCTGTAGGTGGGTTTATTTGGATCGGTAATGCATTTGGATTTTTATTTGAACTTATAACATCTTTATTCACTCAAAAGATTAGATATTAATTTTTTATATATTTTTATATATAAAAAGATGGCAAAACGTTCTATGACCGTTTCTGAATGGTGGAATAATAATGGAATTTATTGTATCATTATTGGCTGTTTTATAGGTCTTCTTTTATTTTATTTTTTTGGTACAAATGATAAAAATACTAATGAAATCTACCAGTTCTTTGGTAAAGGTAAAGATTATTCTCAAAGATTAAAAAGAGGTCCGTTTGAAAGTAAAGGTGAACTTATATGTAAAGATGTAGCTACTCGTTTATTTAATAAACCATTTAGAAAAATTCGTCCTAATTTTTTAAAAAATGAAAAAACTGGAAATAATCTCGAAATCGACGTTTATAATGATGATTTAAAACTTGGTATAGAATACTCTGGAAGACAACACTATGAATATGTTCCTCATTTTCATAAAGATCATAATGCATTTTTAGAACAAAAATATCGTGACGAAGTGAAAGAAAAAAAATGCAAAGAAAATGGAATTAATTTAATTATTGTTCCTTATACTGTAAAACATAAAGATATCGAACATTTTATTTATAAAGAGGCTAAACGTCTTGGATATAAAGTCTAATTAATTTTTATTATTAAAAATTAATTAAAGTAATTTTTAATTAGCAGAACTTCCAGCAGAATCTTGAGGAGATGCTTGAGGAGATTCAGTTCCCATCATATTTCTCATCATTTTACCACGATGGTCAGCTTTTAAGTGATGTCTAACATATTGAGAGTGATACATATTATGATTTCTACTTTGGACATTGTGTAAACCTCTATAATCATCTACTTCTCTTCTATTTCTAATCCAAGAAATTGGACTTGGTCTATTCACTAGATCTTCAGGTGCAGTTTCAATACGTGCATTTGGTAGATATGGTGGTTCAAATTTTTCAATGTTAAATCCTTGGCAAGGTTTAACACAGTCGCAAGATTTTCTGTTCATTAAGAAGTATAAAGCAACTACTAATAAAGCAATAATAATCATATGTTCTTGTTCCATATTTATTTTTTAATAAGAACTCAAGAAAAAAAATATTTTTTAAATTTTATTAATTTAAAAAATATGTTAAATGGATTTTGATGACAGTGAATTTGACAATTTTATTCAAATCGGTAAAGGAAGTTATGGAACCGTATTTGGAAACCAAACAATTGTATTTAAACTTATGAATTTAATTATGATAGACAATGACAATCAGTTTGCTTTTATTGATAATAACATACGTGAGTTAGTTTTATATAAAACTATTCATTATAAAAATATTATAAAAGACCCTAATGTAAATTATACTTATAGCCTTATACCTGACAAAAAACCATCATCTATACCTTTTTATCAAGATATTTTAGTAAAAAAAAGCAATCACACAGTTAAACTAGTGATGAAAAATCATGGAATACCTCTTAATAAATTTAACATAAATCAAAGTACAATAAGTTCTAAAAAATTAAATTTATCTATAATAAAAATAGATTTTTTAAATGTATTGATCCATCAGATTGGTAATGCAATTTTATATCTTCATGAATCAAATTTTTCTCATGGTGATTTAAAACCTAATAATATTCTTTGTAATTTTAATAATCATAAGTTAACATTTAATTTAATAGACTTTGGAAGCGTTTGTTTTAATCATACTGATAAAATATATTATAAATTTCATAGAACGACTATATTGTATTGTTCTCCAGAAGAATGTGAAATAGATCATAAATATTATAAAGAAAACGATATATGGTCTTTTGGTTGTATTATATATGAATTATATACTGGAAATATCTTTTTAAAAGATTTATTAATTTTATTAAAACAACAAGAATTATTTTATGATATATACGTTCATTATTCTAAACAAGAATATTATGAAATATTATATAAAATATTTATGTCTATTTCTCAAGATGTGATTGACAAGTTAATCAAAGAACAAATTGATGATCAATTAGTAAGAGATAAAGTATTAAAATGTTTAATAATAGATAAGAGTAAACGTATAAGAATAGATAAATTGATAAACAAAGAATTAAAAAATGATATAAAACACGATTTATATACAATTGAGTATAATTCTATAAAGAAAAATTCATATTTATTACTTCGGCCACAATGTATAGAATATGCAAAAAAAATATGTGATAAAAAATGGCTTGGTAATCCATATGTATACGGACATTCGATAATGTTATTTGATAGATTTTTAATAAGAACTATACAATATACTAACGAAAATTATGACCTTGTTTTAGTATTACTTTTATGTATAACATTAAGTACAATTATATTAAATTGTGAAATAGTAAAAAGCACTGATATAATAGAAGAGTATTATGAGATTACAAAAGTACCATTATATCAATCAGAAATATTACAAACATTTTATTTATTAATAGAAAAGTTTGATTTTTTATTTTTTAACTATAGTTTTGACTTATATTTTAAAGATAAAAATTTTGAAACTATAGTTGAAATAACAAAAAAATATATACTTTCAAATAACACAACAAATGGTCTTATAGAATATACAAAAAATATTAATTAACTTTATTTAATTAATATTTTATTAAAAATCTTCATCAAATGCTATTTCTTTTTGGCTTTCGTGGGTAATTACACTTTGTTTTGCATAATTTGATACACGTTTTTCAAAAAAATTAGTCTTTCCTTCTAAAGAGATTAAATCCATCCATGGAAATGGATTTTCAGCGTTATATAACTTATCATTTATCATAGCCATTAACATATGATCTGCAACATATTCGATATATTGACACATTAATTCTTTATTCATTCCTTTCAAATTATACGGTAAACTTTCTTTTATAAATTCTTTTTCAATCTCTACTGCTTCATTAACAATCTTTTTTACATCAGTTATATCTAATTTATTTTTAACATATTTATTATAAACCATACAAGCCATATCTCTATGCATTCCTTCGTCTCTAGCAATTAATTCATTAGAATGTGACAATCCTTTCATTAATCCTCTTTTCTTAAGCCAAAAGATAGAACAAAAACTTCCACTAAAGAAAATTCCTTCAACACAAGTAAACACAACAAGACGTGTTATAAAATTACTATTTTTAATATAATGTCTTGCCCATTCTGCTTTCTTTTGAATAC